CGGAGGGAATAACTGTGTCGGTCGGGTTCTGGGTGTCAGTCGGTTTGGCGGTCATCTGTGGACCCTTTCTGCTGGTGGGATTGGTGCCGCGCGGGGCGGCTGCGAAGGTGCGGAAGGCGGTGATTGGGTCCGCCAGTTCGTCGGCAAGACCTGCATCGATTGCGGCCTCGCCCCGAAACACCGCCGCTTCGGTGCCCAGCGCCCGCGCGACGTCGATCCGGTCTCCACGACCATCGGCGACGGTCTGGGCGAAGAGCAGGCGCAAATCCTCGAGCTCGCGCTGCATTTGATTGCCCACGGTCTCGGGCAGAGGTTGGTAGGGATTGGCGTCGATCTTGTGGATCCCGGCATGGATCAGCGTGACCGCAATGCCTTTCTGGTCCAGCGCGCCGCTCATGTCGGTGTGCAGTGCCACTACCCCGATGCTGCCAACTGCCCCGGTGCGCGGCAGGATGATCCGGTGGGCCTGGGAGGCCAGAACGTAACCAGCGGACAGCGCATGTTCCGCCACGAAGGCCTGCACCGGCTTTTGCGCCCGCGCGGCGCGGATGCGGTCGGCCAGATCGAAAGCCCCGGCGACCTCACCGCCGAAACTGTCGATATCCAGCGCGACGCCGAGCACCGCAGGATCCTCGATCGCTGCGTCGATCTGGGCGGCGATCCCCTCATAGGAGGTAAGGCCCGAGGATTGCCCGATCCACGCCCCGCGATGCACCAGCGTTCCGGCGATTTCGACCACCGCGATGCCGTTGACCACCGCGTAGGGCTGGTTTCCATTCCGTTGGTGGCGCTGGATAAGGTCAGTGCCGAACAGCGAGGCCCGCGCGTGTTGCGAGGTGGCGGCCGGATCAACGGCATCGGTCTCCACTTCGTGGAAGGTGATGTCCTGGCCGGTGATACGCGGCCCCAGCCCAGACAGGAACGCCAGAGCCTTAGCGGGGTCAACCATCAGCGGCGTGTTGAAAGCGCGCTGGGCGATCTGGGCGTGGTGCATCATGTGTCATCCTTGGGGTTAGACTCGTCTTCAGTGTCTTCCGGCGCACCGTCGCCTTCCGCGCCATCCTGCTTGTCGTCACTGCCGCTTGCAGTTCCCGGCCCCTGCGCCGGGGATCCCGGACGACGGAAGTCGAGGCCCAGCGCCAGTTCGCGTTTGCGCTCGGCGGCAATCTCGCGGTCGACCTGCTCGGCGTCATAGCCGCGCTCGGAGATCGCTTGCGTGCGGGATTTAAGGCCCGCTTCAATCTGCAGGATCTCGGCCGAGGCGTCCTTCATCGGATCGACCCAGTCCCATTTGGTCGGCAACCAGGCGCAGGCCTGATACTGACGGCGCTGGCTGTCGTAGCCGGGCAGGCTCAGCGCGCCCGAGAGCACCGCCACATCCATCCAGCGGGTCCAGACCGCGCGGCAGAGCTGGAACACCAGCACGCCATGCTGCCAGGCCGAGATGCGGCGGCGGAACTCGATGAGCGATATCCGGGTGTTGGAGAAGTTGCCCTTCGCCGTGTCGCCGGTCAGATAGCCATAGGGGATGCCCAGCGCCGCCGCGATTTGCAGCAAGGTGCGGTACTGGAACGGCTCGTAGGTGCCACCCGAGTCTGGCGTCGCCGGGGTGGACACGTCCTCACCGGGATCAAGGCGCACCACCTGACCGGGCTCGACCTCCAGATCCTCTTCGGTCGGTTCCAGCGGGGTTTCCGGGGCTGGCGAGGTAATGAACATTGCGAACATCGCCGCGATCTTCTTCCGCTCCAGTTCGGCATCGTCGTACAGGTCCAGCGTGAACAGCTTGACGATCGCAGCGGAAAATCGCGATACGCCGCGCAGCTGACCTGCTTCGACCGGGTCGAGGACATGGATCACCTCTGACGCGGGCACCCGTGTCGTCTCGCCCGCAAGCCCCGGGTCGGTCATGTCACCGGGATGGCGGCGCAGGAAGTGATAGGCGACGCGGCGGCCGATGCCGTCGAACTCGATGCCCTGACGGATCAGGCCGACGCCGGGCAATTCGCGGCTCATATCCAGCGGCAGCATTTCCGCAGGCAGCATCTGCAATTGCAGCGGCACGGTCAGACCATCCTCGGCCCGGCGCGGCCGGATGCGGATGAACACCTCCCCCGCGAGATAGACCTCGCGGGCGGCGCGCCGCTGCAGCCCGTAGAAATCGGTCAGCCCCTCGGCATCGGCGTCATCGGTCCAGGCCAGCCACAGCGTCTGAAGCTCTTCCTTCTTTGCGGCATCGGCAATGGTGGACGAGGGTTTGATGCCATCGCCCACGACGTTACTCGCGAAGGATTCCACGGCATTCGCTGCATAGCCGTTGTTGCGCACCAGCCAGCGCGCGCGGGCGGTGATCGTGTCGCCCGACGCTGCGATCAGCGTGTTCACATGGGCGCGGCTGGCCCGGAAGCCCCGCAGCCGCCGATGGGCCTGCGCCGCGTCAAAACCGCCAATGATGCTGCCGATGCGCTGGCGAAAAGCTTCAAACGCCATGGATCACAGGCCCTTCGTTGCGACGGTGCCCCAGCGCCGACGACGCGGGGTGCCCGAGGTGGCCGTCGCGATGCGCGTTTCCAGGTCACTGATGGCAGTCGCCAGTTCGACGTCCGAGCCATAGGCGATGGTCTTGCCGTCATAGCTGACCGAGCGGACGCCCGCGTAGCGCGCCTCCTGCAGCGCGGCCAGAAGTGCGCGCATCCGTTCCAGATCCATCTCAATCCCTCATGAAGTTCGGTGTGTAGACCCGGCGCTTGCGCCGTGGCGTTGTCGGTGTCCCGGCTTTGGGCGCGGCGGGTTCTTGCGGTTCGGGAGTGGCGGCCGATTGCGGTGCCGCGCGGGTTTCGACACCGGCCTGCTCTTCAAGCCGCCGCCATGTGGCCTCGTCCCAGCGATCCGCGCCAAGGATCCACGCGGCCGCCCTTGCATAGACCCGGCAATCCAGCGCCTCGTTCCTCTCCCGCATTTTCTGCCATTCGGGGTGGGCATAGCCGCGCTTGTTGCGCACCGTGACCAGCTGTTCGGCCACCAGCTGCTTCAGCCATTCCGTGTCGATCCAGTCGGGCAGATGCACCGTGCCCGGCGCGTCACAGACGCCCAGCGCGCGATCCTCGTCCGACGGGCGCTCGAGCCGCAGGAAGCGATAGGTCTCGGTCTTGAAGGTGGCGGTGGCAATCGACCACAGCCGTGCGCCGCGGCGCAGACGCTTGCCACCGATGGTGGCGTCGACAAAGGTAGGGCCCGATACCGGCGTTGCGCGGTTGAAGCCTTCCAGACCCTTGACGGGGGAAACCTGCCCGAAGCCCTGCGCCCGCGCCCAGGCGTATACAGCTGCCGATTCATAGCCTGTGTCGATCGCCAGCTTGGCGATCACCATCACCGCGCCATTTGGGCAGGCCCAAGTCCGCCCCAACAGGGCCGTCAGCTGGTCCCAGCAGGCCGGATCATCGGGACCGCCCGCAATGACGATGTGATCGATCAGCCAGCTTTCCAGCCCGCGACCCCAGGCCCAGACATCGACCTCGATCCGGTCCTTCTGCACATCGACGCCAGCGGTCAAGAACAGCCCGCCTTCCGGAATCTGCGCCCCGCCGTAAGTCTCGCGCCGTTCGGCCAGCCGTTGCCATTCCGGGGCATCGCCAGACTCGACCCATGTCTCGCCCAGCAGCGTGTTGCGCGCCGCGCGCAGCATCTCCTCCGAGCCCTGCGCCGCCAGCCAGTCCCGTGCGATCTGCGCCCAGCTTTTCCATCCCAGCGGCGAATAGAGCGCCGAGAGATGGAAGCCGATGGAATGCGGGTCAACTGAGGTCGCCGTTGCCCGCCATTCGCCACGCTCCAGCATTTGCGTCTTGTGATGCTCGGCGATGGGTTTCTCGCAGCTCTCGCAAGTGTAGGCCGCCGTGTCGGGCTGTCCCTTGTCCCAGCGCAGGCGTTCGAACTGCAACCACTGCATCGCCGCGCAATGCGGACAGGGCACGAAATACCGCCGCTGGTCCGACGCCTCATATTCGCGCTCGATCCGCGATAACCCCCGAATGGTCGGTGTCGAGACCATGAACACCTTGCGCCGATGCGAAAAGGTGGTGGTGCGTGCTTCGGCCAGTGTGACCGGGTCGCCTTCCTCGTCGGCAGAGGCCGGGTAGGCATCGACCTCGTCGAGGAAGATATACCGCGCGGGCATCGAGCGCAGCCCGGTGGCCGAGTTCGCCCCGGTCAGCACCAGGATGCCGCCGGGGAATTCCTTGGACAGCATCGAGTTGCCCGCATCGCGCGACCGCGCCGGGTTCACCCGTTCCCGCAAAGCCGGGCTTTCGGCAATCAGCGGATCGATCCGCCCGCGCGACGTCCGTTTGGCCATCTCCACCGTCGGCAGCACGGCCAGCATCGGCCCCGGCGCGTGGTGGATCACGAAGCCGATCCAGTTATTGCCCGCCTCCGTTGCGCCCACCTGCGCCGCCTTCATGAAGCTGATGCGCTGCGCGGGATGGCGGGGCGACAACGCATCCATGATCTCGCGCAAGTAAGGCGTGCGCGCGGTTCGGTACTGGCCCGGTTCGGCCGAGGCACGAGAGGACAGCTTGCGGTGTTGGTCCGCCCATTGTGACACCGTCAGGTCCGGATCGGGCCGCATGCCGCGCCGCCAGGACCTCAAAATGTCCTCGGCCCCGTCAAAGCCGAGGTCGAGCCCATCCTCCAGCTGATCAGCGGTCAGATCGGTGTCGGTCGTTTCGTCGCCGTTATCCGAGACTGACCCGGGGTCTTGTCAAAGGAACTCAGCTTGCGGGTGGAGTGTACACCCCCTACCCTGCCCACATGGAAAAACGCGACCCTTTCAAGTACTTCAAAACCAGCCGGGAAATCATCCGCTTGGCGGTGATGCTG